GCCCAGACCTATGCTGGTGGCAACGGTGTCCCCACCGGTGTTGCACGCCTTAACTAAACATTTAACTTTCTTATATTTTTCCTTACGAAAAGATATAATCATATTATCTATACTGTGTTTCCAAAGCAAATTAAGACGGTTAGTTCCAGCGGTATCATTTACTACTACAGTCTAAGGATTTGCTCCAACTACTTTTATCTTCCTGGGTTCCCCAAGGTCAAAAACTGGAATATCCACCGATAACATCCGGTATTTTTTTTCTCAATAAAAGATATAAACAATGTCGTCCGCTCAGCGTTTTAGAAACCAGATTCAGCCCAATAAGCTATGGACAAACATCCTTTCCATTACGTCATCCATTGTCGACTCTAACAACGTCTTAGTACCCTGGGCGGTCGGCAATGCCGCCCCTGGCAATAACTACGCGCTGGGTCTCCTTTCTACCCCTGGCTCCGCCGTGCTCCGTGATATGGGCAAGAACGTCTACCTCCCTGATCCTACGGTCGCCACGGGAGTTGGCTCCCAGTCAACCATCCTCCGCCGCGTTCAGCTTGTCACAACGGGCACAAACGGCTACTACGGCACCGGTGACGGCGTTGGCTGCCAGGCGGGCTCAGAGTCCGACTACTACTGCGGCTACATCCGCCTTGGTGGTCAGACGTACGCCGGCGGCAACGGTGCCCCCACGCCGGTCGCGCGCATCAACTAAACACACCGTCTTTCTATTTTCCGACAAGTATTAGTATAATATTTATCAGAAGATTTTCTGTTAGAACTGTAGAAGTATGTCTGTTATAAACTCATTTGCAGCAAAAAAATGGGCTGATACAGTTGCTAAACTTAAGAAGTATGCATATCTTCTTTTAGCTGCAATAGTTACATTAGGATTAAGCTACTTTTATTATAGTGTTCTAAATCGTCCAGTTGCCGGCGTGCTAGTGTTTATCGGTGGTAGTATAGTCTTCTTCTATTACTGGATCAAATGGTTTGCTACCTCACAATCTCCGGACCCAGACTTTGCTCCAGGTAAACACGCATGCCCCGACTATTTATCTGTTATTCCCTCAAATATTGGATTATACAGACCAGCAACTCCTACACAGTATTTCTGTGTAGATTATGTTGGTGTTAGCCGTAACGGAGGTCTAAAAAAGATGAAACATGAAGATCTTTCTAAAAATATCAACAATCCTGCCTATACATTTTCTGTAGACCCTTCCGTTGACTTTATAAATGCGGCTAGACGCGGAGCGTTTCTTGAGCGTCTTAACCGAGTCGGACTCTCTTACAATTCCTTAGGAGACAACACCCTGCCCACACAATACTAAAATAACTTATCTATTTAGAGATGTCGGTAACGTCAACTATCGCGGCAAAGAAATGGGCAGAAAATATGCTTGTCGTTCAACGTTGGTCATATTGGACAATTGGTTTACTAGTTTTGGGATTAACCTCCTACTTTTACTACAGTGTATTAGATAGACCTGTGGCAGGAGTGCTCTGGTTTTTAGGCGGATTCATTATTCTATACTACTACTGGATTAAATGGTTTGTTCTGAAGCAACGCGCGGACCCCGATTTTAATCCCGCAGCAACCGGCGCCTGCCCCGATTATCTATCTCTGATACCTCCTACATCCGGATTATACAAGCCAACCAGCAATACACAATACTTTTGCGTTGATTATATCGGTGTAAGTCGTAATGGTGGAATATTAAAAACAAATCCTGTTGATATTGCAAAAGATATAAAGAATCCTAACTATCGCTTTTCTGTTGACCCCGCGAAAGATTTCAGAACAGCGGCTGGACGCGCAGCATTTGTAAATCGCCTTACAAAGGCTGGACTCTCTTACAATTCTGTTGGCGATAATACGCTGCCAACGCAGGAGGAGTTTGCGTATACTAGTGATCTTTCTCCAGATGTAGGTACACAGATGGCGGCATATGCGTCAATGCCCGTAATGAAAACCAAGACTATTAAGAAATAAACATCTAAAGACATTTGCCACCTAATAACTAAATGGCAATGATTCATACAAGCCTTTTTACCCAAATCATTGATTGGGCAAAAAAGCCTGCTCCACGTACACCATCGTCGTTATTTCTATACGGTCCTCCTGGTATTGGTAAAACAACTCTGGCGCGTCTGGCATTAGAACAAGCTGGCTACCGTGTTGTAGAATGGAACGCATCCCAACACCGTCATAAAGCCGCCGTTGAAGAATCGCTACTACCATTACTACGTAGTTGTAATGTTGCTGACTTTTTCCGTCCAGAAGGTCCGCGCAATCTTGGCATTATTCTAGACGAAATTGATGGAATGTCCGTGGGCGATAAGGGAGGATTGTCCGAGCTTGTACGGATCCTTAAAGATTATAATGGTCACAATGCGATTGTCTGTATTTCGAATGAATGGATGGAGAAGAAGTTCCAGCCGTTTTTAAAGTTATGTAAGACGTTCCAAATATCGGCACCGTCGTCGTCCGATGTTTACGCTTTAATTAAGACCCAATTTGAGAAAGTTCCCAAAAACTGTGATCTGATGAAATTGGCGACCGATTTGCTTACAGTACATTCCGGCGATTTGCGTAAGATTCTCCAATCCGTTCGTGAAATCAAGACCGATATGATACAAGGAACCATTTCTGTTGCCGATGTCAAAAATACAATTGAGATAGGACTAGCAGATGCGAAGGCGCTCGGCTCTAATCGCATTCGTCGCTCCGAAACGATTAAGTCGGCTGTTGGTCAGCTTCTACGCGGTAGTCTTGATATGACGACCGAAGTGCCACTCAATAACAATGATTTAAATTTGGCAGGACTACATCTTCACGAATCACTTCCCACATGGATTTGTCGATTTGTTGGAAACAATGCGCACGGCTACGAAATATACAAATCTGTATTTCAAACAATTTTAGCATCAGATCGGCTAGACTACTACACTTTCTTTTTCCAGCATTGGACACTGTTTCCGTTGACTTACCAGGCGAAACTTCAGGCAGTCAATCAACTACTTTTCGGACATTATAATATTGATGATGAAAAAACATCTGTATGGAAAGATGATGACATGGAATATACTGCTGTACTATCAAAACAGTCTATGTTATATAATCAATTTCGTTACCTATGCGAAATGCGCGATGCATTTGTAGAAGCAAATCCCGTCTTTGACGGTGGATTTGACTCAACATTTTGGAAGGCGAATCTATTTATTACCGCCGCAAAAGTAGAACTTGAAAAGAAGGAGTGTCCAGGGTACGGCAAGAAGATTGGCGGAGCTGTATGGGAAAATACGGAATTCTGGCGAGGAATGTTGCCTAAGTGGTTTCCAAGCGCCGATGCAAATCGATTTATGCGCCTTATTCAGGCGCTTGATATTCCCAAGCCAATTGCGTTTCCTGTGTAATTTAGGACCACCGTTTCTCACAATGGCTATTATGTCCGCCAGGACAATAGTCCGTCTGTTTGAAACCTGTCTCCTCTTTACAACACATGGCGTTGTGTGATTCTTTAGCATGGGGATTCTTATGACCCGTTTCAGGATTGATGTAAGATGTACAAAACTTCTTACCACATTCCCAGCACCACGACCGTCCACAACCGGCGCCAATATAGAAATTTTTGCCATCGGTCGGAAGACCACACGCAAAAATGTAATTACACGCATAATCTTTGAGACACCACCGTTGACACCATGGACATTGCTTGGCGTCCATTTAGTGTGGGTGCCGAAAGGATTCTGGGATTTCAAACAAAGAACTTAGTAGAGATGAGCGGAGCTAGAAAGACTCGTAAGGTGAGCGGGGGCTCCTATATTATTGCCATTCCGTCGTATAAGCGTGCAGAAACTCTCCGCGACAAGTCGTTGGCAATGCTTGCCGATGCCGGTATACCTGCTTCCATTATACACGTCTTTGTGGCGACTGAGGCTGAGAAGGAAACGTATCGCTCGGTACTCAAGCCCGGCACCTACGGAAAGCTTGTAGTCGCCGAGCCCGGTATGGGCGCCGTCCGTAATTTCATAACCCGGTATTTTCCTATCGGCAAGAAGATTATGAACATCGACGACGACATTAAAGAGTTTAAGATGCTGTCCGGCGGGGGCTTGAAACCGGTTCGGTCCCTGGATAAGATTTTTCGCGACGGCTTTGCTGCTGCTACGAAAAAGGGGTTTCGTTTATTCGGCTTCTACCCCGTAGCCAACGGCTTCTTTATGCACGACCGCGTAACTGAAGATTTGCGGTATATTATTGGTTCCGCCTGGGGTATCATCAATCCTGGCATCGATGTTCTGAAGGTAACTCTGGATGATAAGGAGGATGTTCAGCGCTCTATTATTATGTACCTGGTCGACGGAGGAGTTCTCCGGTACGAAATGATCGCACCCATTACTGCGTACTACAAGGAACCCGGTGGAATGCAGGAGGAGCGGACCAAGAACCGCGTTGATAAATCCGCCCACGCAATGGTTGCCGCGTATCCTGGACTCGCTAAAATTAATCTGAGTAAGAAATCCGGATTTGCCGAAGTGCGTTTGCGCGATCAGCGTGCCGAGAAGACATTTGGATTGGATGTTCTCAAAACATTCAAGCCACCCGTGGTATCCAAATAAAATCGCCGTCTTGAGTATAAGCACAGAATGGCCAACCCCTTCCACTCACCCCGCTCCGGCAAGTTCAACCGCAAGACGCGCGCACTCCACCGCCGTGCCGCCGCCGCCCAGCCCCGCAACACCAAGGGACGCTTCACGAAGAAGTCGCGCAAGACGTCTCGTAAGGCGACGCGCCGCAACCGTCGCCGGTAAACCGTCGGTAAGACGGACACACTAGTCCGACGACCCGAATCGGCGACCCACTAGGACCAGAGTTGCGATTCTAACCGACCCTTCTGATTGGCTTCGCCAATCAGAAAGGATGAACCCAAAATTGGCAAAGCCAATTTTGGGTGACAATAGCCGGTAGGCACTTAACGCCGTTTATTCTTCTGCGTTGCGCGCCACTTACTTAATCGCTTCTCTAAACGTTCCGCATTATACATAGTTGCTCCTCGGCATTTCTTTACAATGCCCTCGCGCAAATATGACACCAAACTCAACCGCATACTTGTCTCATCCTGGGGCTCCATAGGGCTGTTGCCGTGTAACTGATGAACATCCATTGCCAAAAAATCACCCTGACGACAATCTACCGCGCATCCATACTGCGGAAATCCTGTATGTGCTCCCTTATACGGTGCGCCGCTCTCTAACACGACCAGGTTACCAAATCCTTCAGGCCAATCTCCCGAATCAGTATGTGCCGCTGTACGAAAATTCAGATTTGTCGTAATCGTCGAAAACGCTGTACCTTTAATATGGAAAGGCGTCGATTTAGCGGCTTTGAGCTGACTTGCGTGTTCCTTCGGGCATAGTTTCTTGTATTGTTCATCAATCTCTCGAATAAGCGGTAAACAAGCGTTCCACTTGTCGGGATGCTTCAAATTAAAACTAGTCAGACGGCACTGACTCGGCACCTTAATGCCTGAATGCTTAAATGTCGCTTTTTGTGATATAGACCACTTATCAAAGTATCCAATAATATTCGACATCACCGGATTCTTCTTACCCGTCCCCACTCCCTTTTCTGATCCACTTGCTATACCGCGATCCGTTGACGAATGCTTTGCAAAATCCTTTAGCGCCTCATACGCATTTGTTGTTTCGTTTTCATTAAGAACTCCCTTACGGAATCGTAAAAGCAGTTCCCCATCTTCCGTATACACATCGGCATCATCCTTGAGCACTACAGGATAGTCTGCATCTTTTATAAACGTACGAGTTTTCGCCTTGGTTTCCTCATCGGTCAAAATCTTCTTGACGATATATACCGGCACTTTGCCAGATTTATCGACAGATACCACTGGATTCGGCATCCTGGTTGTCTCCTTTAATGGGCAGATAATTCATTCTCGTGGATAAGGTACACCACCTCTAAGGACGCAGTGCGACCCAATCGATTTGCACGACCTATAATCTGGTTCTCCAACTCCGACGACATACGATGAAATAGCATTACATGAGACGCGCATTCAATATTCAAGCCCGCACCCATATTTCGCGCATTAAGAAACAACACATTGTACTTACCCGCCTTGAATTCCCTCAGAAGCTTTGCAATACGTGCCTGCGATCCATTTAATATTGAATGCTTGATATTTGCCTCATCCAACGAATCCTCTAGTTTTGTAAAACTCGCATCGTACGAGCTAAACATCAACACTCTTGCAGTCGGATTTTCCTTCATAAACTTCACAAAGCTATCATTCTTATTCAAGAGTTGATTTGTCTTAGGTATTTCCTGGGGCTGAGCCTGGGCTGGATTATCTCCAAGTACCTTAATTTCCTTAATATCATCAATACGTGCACGGCACAGCGGGCAACTTGCTACTCGCTTGAGCGACTCGCATAAACAAGGGAAACAAAAGAGTTGCTGGCAGCACGGAGTAACCGAGGGGGACGTTAAATCGCAATAACAAATCGGGCACGTCTGCTCCTTTGCGCGCTTTAACCGTTCCTGAATCGCCGAAATACGACTCTCGATCGACGCAATCTTCTGCTCCTGTGCCTCGATCGCCTTTTGCTTAAGTGAATCTGTAGAATATTCCAGCGTTTTCTTATATTCATAGGTCACCTTCGCATTATGAAGTTCCTTCTGAATAGATGCAGTTACTGCGTTCGCAATATCAGTTTCTGTATACGAATTCATTCCAAGACTTTCCAAAGCTCCCGTTACATCGCCTGCATTTAGCCGCTCCATCATCTCTTGTGAAATAAAACTATCCAGTACACGAATATTTGTAGGCGTTGCACAAATAATCTTTCGCGTTGTTGTGGTCGGCATTGTAAAACTTGTCTGAATATACGTCTCGGACGAATGGACAATAAGACGGGCGCTTTGGCTAACCGCCGCATTAATTGCCACCGTAGAATGATTCGCCGATATACCACACATCCTTCGCACTATGTTGACGTGACGGCAACCAGGGATCTGTAAATAGTGATTATTCTGTAGTTTCTTCACCCGTTCAATAACATACGGTGGAGTTTCATCTGGCGGTGTGTAGGCACTCAGCACATTAAAATACGCTCCGCCCGCAAATACCAGATTCAACCAGCTTGCCGAAATAAACCAATAGAAAAGACCATTAATATCGTCCCAGTCGGTTGCAATAGAAATACTGTCCGCCTCGTCTATAAATACTCGTTTCCAAAGAATGTTTCGTGGATGATGTGTTGTACGAAAGGAATTCCACATTGTTGAAGAGATAAAAAGCGCATCGTACTGTTCTATTGTTTCTAACAAGGTAGGTGACTCAGCGTCTTTCCGCTTCTTCACGAAACAGCACTTAAGCGTCGTATCATTAGCGACATACGTTTCCCATTGTCCTATAAGCGCGTGGGGAATAATAAAAAGGGAGGTATTGAGAGGCTTTAGTTTGAGCCCTGTAGCAACAGTTGTCTGATCTTTGACTCGTAAAAGTCCTACATCCCGCCCATCGCCCAAAATAGAGTTTCCCCTTATAATATATTCATTATAAAGCGAACTTGGCGGTGGCATTTTGACTAAAGACAGCGCCGTAAGAGACTTACCAGATCCTACACGGTCACCTAAAATACCATAGGACGTATAAAGTTTGCCGCCGACCGATTCGCCCGCAATAGCATCCACTGTAAGCCCATTTGTCTTAGCCGTTTCTAATCGAAGAGCTGCCGCAAGTGCTGACTGCTGATGTAGTAGTAGCGGGGTTTTTAGCCACTCTGGTGTTGTTGCCTTTGCCGAATTCTCATTTAATTCCTGGCTGTATAAGGCTTCAAAAAAAGACCAAAGCTTTCGGCGCGAAATAATGGACATGCTTATCTAGGGCTTTTTTGTTAGCGGGGTTTAAACCACTGAATATTTTAAATGATTTATTGGCAAACTGTGACGGTATGTAAAATTGATAAAGGACGACTTACATATTTTTAATAATATTTGTTGTAGATACACCATCCAGATAGGGTCCTATAAGTGTTGTATCCACAAAATCTGACTCAAGCATATGTCTATCTCTATAATCGCCGCCCTTCATTAATATATTAGGTTTTAACGTTTTAATAATTTCAATGGCAGTTGGTTGATCAAATACAATAACGTAATCTACAATATCTAGTGCTGTAAGTGCCGACAAACGCCTATCTATAGATTGTATAGGACGCTGTTTGCCTTTTAAATGTTGAATGGATTCATCGGAATTTAAACAGACTACAAGTATATCACAGTTTTCCTTACACCACCCCAATGATAAAATATGTCCATTGTGGAGCAAGTCAAAACAGCCTGTTGTTATACCAATCTTTTTATTATGAAATATTGTTCGAAGCATCGTTAAATCATTGAATTGAATATGTTTTGATGTAAAACAAAAATTTATAACATCACGATTTGATACAGTAACAACTCCCGTTTTTTCAACGGATTTCGATGCCATATTTACAGCAATATGCGCACCAAATTTCATATCAACCTTATTGAATAACAGTGCGGTAATACTTGTAATAATATCACCAGCCCCAATTGGATCCACAACTATTAACTCATCGTGGCATTTATCACGTATTTCATCTTTTCCATCATAAATACTAATTCCTTGTTCCGAAAGTGTTATATACGAATACTTACATTGAAGCTGTTGAAGAATCGCATTATGAACATCCATAAGTGAAGTATCGTTTGACATATTCATTAATGCGTATGCTTCGTCGCGATTTGGTTTTATAATTGTACATCCTCTATATTTATGAATATCCTCTTTGGGGTCAACCATTGTAGGTACATTATATTTTGTTGCTAGCGCAATAATTTGCTGACAATGTGGAATAGAAAGCAAACCTATCGAACTCTTTTCAGATTCGCATATAACTATACAATCTATCTTTGTATGTATAAGAACCTGTTCAATTTCATCACAGAGCGAAATCGGCAAAAGTAATTCTTTATTAATATGATTGGCAGTTTGGAAAATACATTTATTATCATGATAATATCGGTGTTTTACTGTAGTATTATAAGAAGGGACAGTTTTCAAGAAATTACCAATATTTAATGAATTTGCCATTTCACTCATTTGCCGTCCAGCCATATCATCACCAATAGCGCTAAATAAAAATACCTTATTTGCGCCCAATGACTGAAGATTTGTAACTAAATTTCCGCAAGCTCCAAGTTTGTATTCCTCGCGAATTATATTATATTCTGTATTATAATCTATACGTTTAGGAGTCTGAACAATTGTATAAATATTATGGTCAAGAATACAGTCACCTATAACAATAAAATTCATTTAATTTATATATATTAAATGAATTTTTAGACTGAACCGCATTATTTGATATACGGTATTCCTAGATAAACATACTTCGTCGGAGTCTCCTCTTTAACAAACTCCAAATGATTATTATTTTTAAATGTATACGATATCTGATTATTATACCAGGGATCGTGAAATGTATAAATTTCTGGACTTGAACCATCCCCTTTAATAGCCGATGCTAAGACAGATGCTCCAGAGCGTAAACATAGAAATACTTTACACGAATAAATAGCGTCGCATAAATCGTATATTGATTTAATTACATATGTATTATGCTGAAAAGATGGTATATCTCTATTTGGAATCGCCTCAAATACTATTTTTTTAACGGGTAGTTCAGGATATTTATTAAATATACTTTCAAATGATAATTTAATAGGTTTATCTTCAGGATACATAGATATAGAGGTCAGATCATATAATAAACAATTCGATAGTTCAGAGATGAATTTAGGTTTATAATAAATTACAGGATATTTTCGATAACCATTTTTAAGCCCATTCTTTAACTCTATATTTGTTATAAAATCGGCGGTTATATCTTCAAATCCTCGACATTCTCCAACATTTGGTTCCATATCTGATAAACCTTCAACATAAGGATTCAGTCCCCAAACAAGATCGTATATTTCTTTATTTCTATGCGCATTTTTCTTTGATATATAAAATTTATATCCTAGTTTTGAATATAATTCAGGCAGCGTGCTAAATTGTAAATTATCGCCAAGCCCGCCCCACGGTTGTGAAAGAACAACCGCTTTATTATTTGCCATTTATAACAGAATGGTAAAGGATCTTTAGATGTAATTCGCATAGTCTTCGAATTAAGAATCTGGGTCTAAATGGACAGACCTGTAGTATAAGTAAGATGTCTTCTGCTGCTGCCGAATGGCCAGGTAAACTTGTCAAATCGACAACAAAGCCGTTTGTCTCAATTCTAACCCCTACGTACAATCGGCGTAAGTTTCTACCCTATCTAATTGCTGCTATTAAGGACCAAACCTACCCTAAAGAGCGTATGGAATGGGTAGTCTTTGATGATGGTTCAGACCCTATTAAGGATCTACTTGAGCCTGAATTTCAAACAATGAATATCCAATATATACGGTCAGACATGAAGTTGAGTATCGGTGCCAAGCGCAACCGTCTTCACGATGCCGCGCGCGGCGAGATATTAGTCTGTATGGACGATGACGACTACTATACGCCGGACCGCGTCAATCACGCAGTAATGACACTTGTTTCACGTAAGGCAGATCTTGCCGGTTCTACGCGCAACCACGTCTTCTTTCCTGATGACGGCTCAATTTGGGAAACTGGTCCCTACGGAGCACACCACGGCACCTTCGGCACAATGGCGTATACAAAGGCATACGTTCGTGCAAATCGTTGCGACGAATCGCGCGCCTATGCCGAAGAAATTGAGTTTACCCGAAAGTATTCGGTGCCTCTAGTTCAGCTAGATCCGCTCAAAGTGATGCTTGTTGTTGCGCACGATGGTAATACCTTCAATAAAAGCAAACTTCGAACAGACGGTAACAAACTTATACGTCAAACGGGTCTAAAACTCAATAACTTTGTTCGCAATAAAGATATACGAGATTTTTATAAAGGACTTACACTCTAGTCTTATTTCTAAGTAGGAAGTAGGAAGTGCGAATGGCTTCGTTATTCGAAAATATGCCCGGTACAAATGCCGCGCGTACTGTCATAAGTAACACACGCCGATTGACAGCCAATAGCGGTGGAGGTATGGGCAATTACATCCTTTATGGATTACTTATCGCAGTTGTAATTCTTATTTACCTATTGCTGACGGGTTATAAGTTTTCCCTAAAATCGCTCGATATTCGCCCGCAACGATTTAAGGCGCTTGACGATTCTCATTTATTTTGGAAGAACGGCGACGGTGGCGTTAAGAATTTGATGATCTCCGCCGACTTACTACCTGACAATATGAACAACAAATACACATATCATTTTGATTTACTCTTAGCAAACACCCGTAATATTACAAATATAGAAGGACCCTATCGTCATATCTTCCACCGTGGCAGTGGCGAACTATATACCGATATGAGTGGTAGCGTGACCCCCGCGGGTTCGCCACGATTACCACCCTATGGGCTACCAAAACGCCTTAATCCCGGTATATTTTTAGATCCCAACACAAATGATATCATTGTGTTTGTGGATACGATGTCAAAAACCGGCGATGTCTACCGCGAGTCGGCGCGTATTTCGGATATTCCGGTCGAGAAGCCGCTCCGTCTTACAGTAAACGTCCATAATCAGGTGCTTGAAGTTGATCTTAACTGTAAACTAGAGACTACAAAGGTGCTTGCCGGCGAGCCCAAGACAGTTGAAAACAATCTCTACGGTCTTTGTGGAAAAGCCCCTGCTGAAGCCGCTATACAAAATCTATATGTCTGGCCGTTTTCCATTAGTAGTGAAATGCTTTCCAACTTCTGCCCTATGCCCTTCCCGCCATTCCAGCCTGCGGCAAAGACTTGTGGTGCTTCCACCGATCCATCGCTTATGCCATCGTTAGATACAATTACCAATCGGGTGGAAGATTGGGTGAACGGTTCTAAATGAAAAATAAATCGTTAAAAACATACTTACAGTATAAGAGGAATGAATCCCCGATTGATATTTCTTATACTTATCCTTGTCATAATTGCCGCGGGTGTAATCTATGTACTTTATTTTATGCCAAAATCGGACGAGACCACTGTACTTGGTCCGTTTGTCCTCAATGGAATAGCGTCCGAAAACGATTCATCCGCTGGTTCCAATTTGAAATCTGTATTAACGCAAGCGCAGCTTATACAGTCTTTAAAAAGTAATTTTACATTTAGTTTCTTCATTTATATGGACAAGGTCAACGATGAACGTATACCCTTTGCTGGTCCCAAAGGTGATTATAGGTTCAAACCCCTCTTGAAACTCCTCGGTGTCGGTGAGTTTGTCCTGGATCCCGTACATCAAGCGGCACTGCTAAGGCTCAATCCACTTATGCCGATGTCAATGAATAATAGTCTTACATCACCACCTTACGCAGAAATTGAAAATGTTATGAATTCTCGATGGAATCAAATTACAATAGCAGTTGAGGGACGTTCTATTGATATTTATTTGAATGGACATCACGCAACATCGCTCATACTTGATAACGTTACATGGACAAATCCTACAGGTGTACTTCTTGAAACGTCTCCGGATTTCTGGGGGCAAGCTGGTATGATACAGGCTTGGCCACGCCGTCTTACAGAGAAAGAATTACGGGAAAACTATAAACGTGTAACCGACCTACGAGGTAAACCAAATATCCCGGATGGAGCGCCTACATTTAAGAGCTTCTGGCACGAACTATATAAATTACTATGCCAAGCAGGGTTTTGCCCGAACAATGGAAAAGGAGATGAGGCTAACACTGGAATAGAGTATGTGGATTACGAATACGCCTGAAGATTTTAATGCTCTAGGTTAGAAGAAGTATGAGTCTAATGAATGCATACAACCGAACAAGATTGTTTTTCTACGAAAGCCCTCGAGTTGTATACAATATTGTATATCTGTTAGCTCTTGTTATTATTTGCTACATGATTTATGCCTACCTAACGGGGGGTTCTGAAACGGAGCGCTATGTTATCCAGGTTAAAATGACCAATAGTGTATACGGTATTCCAGGAAATAAGTCAAGTGCTCTTATCCCAGTAAATAAGAAGGGATCTGCCCCTGCAAAGTACTGCCTGAACTACGATGATACTAAGAAGAAGGATCCGAACTTTATTCCTAACCCGAACCTGCGCATTATAGAGGGTGCCGACTTTACAATCAGCTGGTGGATGTACATCAGCACTTGGGATTCTGCCAAGATGGGAGTTATTAAGCCGGTTCTTGCCATTTCAGACCCCCACGTAAGCAACCCCGCCCTTAAGGCAAGTGCCGCCTACGTAATGACATCGTTCCTTTACCCTACAAAAAATATGCTTGGCATTCGTTTCCATACACGCGGTGTTGGCTCCGACCAGCTCACCTGGATTACACATTTCCTATCTAATGCTACAAGTGCGGCAACTGCGCAGCAGACTCTTAACACCGATGGTTACACGCCTATGTGCGATATTAATGATGTAGATATGCAGCGCTGGCTGAATTTCACGTGCGTCGTCAGCGGTCGTGTCCTTGATGTATACTACGATGGCAAGCTCAACCGCTCCTGCGTTCTTCCGGGTCCAGTTGTCGGCTCGGCACCAGGCAGCGGCAACCAGTATGTAATCCCTTCTATTGCGGGCGGCTTCAACGGATTCCTAAATAGCGTATTCTTCTCTGGTCTTGCTCTCACCCCGGACCGCATCTATGGTTTATACCAGGAGGGTCCCCAGGGAAGCACCAGCATAATACGTTCTCTCTTCAATAAGATCGGTATAAAACTCAACTACAACAATGGTAACAGTTGGGAACACTACCTATAAATTCATATTTATGAATTCTCCATTTATAAAACCGATTATAAATAGAGGAAATGGAATCTGTGAGTGGATTTTTATCAGGAAATGGCTTAGTATCCCAACTTACTATTGTCATTCTTACAATGATTGGACTACAAGTTGTTATGTCCTTGATTGAACAGGTGAACTCTTTTTTGAAAAAGATGGATCGCCAAGCTGTAGTTTTGTTTAATAATACAACCGCTACCAGTATAACTATCCCACAGGGACCTAATACAGGATATCCTATACTATATAACAGTCGCGATGAGCAGCAGGGCTCTGCTTTCTCATATTCTATGTTCTTATTCATTCACCCAGATACATTTCAGGCATCTGGCTCCTCGGATGATAACTGTGTAAATACTGGAGGAAACAACGCACCCGGTACTCTAAAACACGTCTTCCACAAGGGTAACGATAGTGGTTTTCCTAATCTAGCGCCGGCTGTATTTGTTGAAAGTGATAAGAACACACTACGCATCTATATGAATACTATCAATAAGTGGGACAACTATGTATCGGTCCCAAACATCCCAGTTGGCAAGTGGTTCCATCTTGTGATTATGCTCAAGGGTGTTAATCTCGACGTCTATGTCAACGGTAATATTGCCGTTCGTATGAAACTTACAACCGTTCCCAAGCTCAACACAGGTGCACTGTATATAATGAAGAACTTACACTTTCCTAACAAGGCTGGGTACGACCCCAAGCTGTTTGCCGATTACAAGGTCTCTGGAGCGATGAAAGGAATGGTAAGCCGCCTTAAGTATTTTGCCTATGCGCTCAACTATGCGCACATCGATTCGCTATACCGCGAGCGTGCCAGTATGGATATTGTTACATCCGCTGCAGATACAAACAGCCAGCAACCCCCCTACTTCTGGGACGACTGGTGGGTCAACAAGTATTAAAATCGGCGGATTTTGGTTTTTTATATGAATTCATTGATGAATTCGTATAAAAATTGGTACACGCTTTAGCGGGCGCAAACGCTAGTAGCGCACGCTTTAGCGAGCACAAACGCTAGTAGCGCACGCTTTAGCGTGTGACAAGCGTTTAGCGAGCAAACTTGAGACCACCCAAACCAGCACTGATCTCCAAGAAATTCAACGTTTCAACAAACGTATAGAGATTGTACGTATAACCAGCAAGATAAGGAATCGGTGCAACATCTACATCCATCTCCAACCGATCAATACGGCTTGTATTAAGAGTGCCTGAAGGCTGTTGGACGGACGAACCGTTCAATGAGAAACTATAAGCATTTATAGGCCACATTTCGTATTGTGTGGCGTCTCCAAGAGCTTGGACCGACACCGAATTACCTTCCATATAACGGAACGGTACATATTTCTGGAAATAATCATTGTCTTCACTGTCAAATAATGCATTGCCATTTGCTGTAAAAAATGTATTAAGCAAAATCTCACGCTGAATGCCTGGAAGATTAATGCCTGTACGACCAATCGGACCACTTGTTGTATTATTTGGATAGGCAGTTGCTGCCGGAGTTGGCGTTACAAAAGGACGCTGTGAACCTAATGTATACATCCAGTTGGTAAGATTTGTACTTTGATTGCGATAAGTAATAGCATCACTGCGCCGTGCAAAGAAAACAAGTCGAGTTGCTATATTATGTACATCTAATCTATATGTATTCCTTGTGGAAATTCCATAGAAAGTGAACGCTTGAACTTGGCGGACGTTATAACGTAGAGTCTTGGTCGTAAACATAAGACGGACATCATCTTGTAAAAAGGTATATGTTGCCTCTAGGGTTGCGTTAAGTGGCCAGCCATCGACTAACGGAACAGCGCCCGAAATATCCGTCAAAAAATACTTCATAGAACCACTCAAATCAGCGTTTCCGCCGTATAAATTTGTCATATTTAATGGAATATTTCCGTATAGTTTTTGATTCCAAATCTGAGTATAGCGATCAACCGATGTTCCGTTTGGCAAATAATTCGGCGCAAGAGTCTGAACTCCAGGGCGTACCCGTGCTCCTGACAAATCAAGCGTAGTATATAAGTCGCGAATAGGACGTAATTGAATCGTCACCTCACAGTCATGATATTGAAGACCTACAAGAGGTAGGGCGTTTTCAGGGAAATCGCTAAACCATAGACCCAGGGGTATACGTAAAATACGACCAGGAATTGATGCTGAATTATTTTGCGTCGGAAGCGGATTATTTGACGTGCCGCGCCAGCTGATCACATTTGGATATCCTTGTCCCATTGGAACCGTCGGATCCGCATAAATACCGTTGGCGGGGTCAAAACATTCCGGTACATCACCCACCATTACACGCCACTTATTGTAAACATCGCCATCATAATCAAGCATTGCACGGGCGGAAATCCAATCACTATTAAACTGTTGTATAATCTGACCACCGATTGTAAAGGTAATTGTATCAATCATACGAACACCAATCTGGCGAACCCACGCAAACTCGTACTGTCGGTCAATACTAAAGGATGACCCAGCGGGGCGCAAATACGCCTTGCTAAAAATATCCGGCAGATTGATTCGTAATACTAAATCACTCAACAGATCGCCCTGGCGAGGGATTTTTGTCTTGAGAAGAATCGGCGCATCTGTAAGCAGCAAGTTTGGACCATCCATCGGTACCTGAATTGGCTCCTGCGAAAAATGCGTGTAACGCTCAAACGACTTATAAAAGTACGTTGTTTGAGGATTTCCATTAAGAATAATATTCTCGTTTCCGTAGCAAACTAATGACAGTAAGCCGCCCGGCATATCTAATCGGGGTAAGGATAATTCTTAAGCACTAAAAGACGCACATATACTTAGAGGATTATGTCGGCAAATACGTCTACGAATTTTCTTGCTGAAAACACAAATATAGGATTTACTCCTACAGTATCAGCATTGACAATTCTTGGCGGCATCATTGTCATTGCTGTACTTTGTGTCGGGGTTATATTCGCAGTTAAGTATTATAGATTACACGAAAGTCCGTGGTGGTCTGATCGAGCTAAAACTAGCGGCGGTATATGGGATTGGATAAGCTCCTTCCAAAGTTCTCCATCTTTGGATATAAATGGGAAGTTACGTGAAGTACCAAGTGGATTTCAACTTTCAGCTCCGCCTGCCGTTGCCGCTGAGGCACCACCTCAAGCATCATCACCTTCGCCGCCACCGGTCGCCTGGTGTTTCGTCGGTGAAGATCTCACCGGTCGCTACTGTGTCAAGGTCCCTTCAGCGGCATCTTGTGATCGTACCCGTGTATTTAACTCCCAGCAAGACTGTGAACTTCAGAGCGCAAATGCCTTGCCTGCCGGCGTTGTTTCCCCGCATGATGGGCGGAAAATGACGCCGCTCAGTTCTGGAATTCTTGCGCCGTAAAGTTGCGGGCATTTTCATAAATAACATTACTTGTAATCAATAGGGAATGAGTCAACTTTTGAGTCAATTACAAAATACTATTATGTACCAGATCCATGCTGCTACATATAATCCCGACGCCGAAGCGTACGCTGCGCAGAAAAAACAGGAAGAAGCCGCTGCTAAAGATAAAGCTAAAGATATAAGTGGCTCCGATATTAGTGGTGCCAAACAGGACGTTAGCGATGCCGATATTAGCGGAAATATGTGTTTCGGTACATTAATTCAACTTGGTCCGACGAATTTCTTTAAAAGTGACATCTTTGACACTTATTTGAAGATGGCTGTAAAAGATTATAAAAAATATCAGTTTAAAACATTAAATGCCGCAAAGGCAGAGTGTCAAAAACGCACCGATGTTACAGGAATATTACAATTTCCAGATGGTTTTTATATTTACACAGACGATGCTACATTAATTGATAAGATTGATCCAAAGTCTACAGATGCTGAACGAATCGCCGCTCAGAAACCTACATTTATTCCTGTTATGACCTGCGCCGCTATGGAAGCGGCTGCCGAACGAGCAACCTTTAGTACAAAGCGCTTGTTCAATCGTACCTATGAAGTAGTAAAAAAAGTATTACGTATTTTCTTCTGGATAGCTCTTGCCATATTTGGTTCCTCATTAGCCACAAATCTCAACGTCTATCGCGATTGGCCTTACCGGTTGTTGTACGCTATATACGGAGCCGTCTTCTTCTTCGTTGTGATACCCTATGTACTCTTGTGGCGCTGGGCGTACCAGAAGAAGCGCCCGCGATTCTATGCACTCATTCCCATTATTGGTGCACCGTTTGAAAATCGTATTCTGGCATTTCTCCTCAACTGGTTCACCTTTGAACCCGATGACGAAATTGCAATGCTTGATGGGTGCCGATTTTAACTACTTAGCGTAATGCTTATACGCTAGAAAACCTCCTATTCCCAACCCAATCCCTGCTACCAAATATAGCAACGATTGTGTATCAACCAACGAACGTCCCTCTTGGGGTTTTGTAGCATTTTCAAACGAAAATTTTGGCAACACTGCCAGATTTATCATAGAATATACAAACGTACGCCAAGTGATCGTAGGCTTTCCTAATTGTTCATTAATTGTATTATGCATATCAAATAGCCAACGTATAAGTTTTTCCTTGCTATCTACAACATTGGACACAGGGGATTTTGCTAGATTTGCTTTATAATGCTCCTTACATATCGGACACGGTATCATATATTGTAGTGATTCGAAGAAGTTAATAGCAGCGCGCTGCTCCTCCTCCGTTGGAAAATGCGAATATCCAATTGTCACAATATGCATCATTTTCCAAAATATAGGACCCCACACTGCCGGTCCCATACCAATTGGTGGAAAATCCTCCGCCCTTGTGGGCGGAGCACCTTTCATATTTTCAGGCAAAGACATTCTCCTGTACTCTACTATTTTTGTGGGTTTGATTATCCGAAAAAAGTTGGACCGCCAATCTAATGGAGTGCGTAAATTGTGGTAAATTTGGTCATACATTCCGGGATTGTACAGCACCGGTAATGTCGTTTGGTATATGTGCTGTAAAATTCATGGAAAATACGCCTTACTATCTTCTTGTTCGTCGCCGTGATTCCCTATGCTATGTGGAATTCTTAAGAGGAAAATATAAGATGGATAAAATCGATTATATTCATTTGCTCATTAATGGAATGACTGTTGAAGAACGTGGACGACTGCTTGTAAAACCATTTGAAAAACTATGGTCCGATCTTTGGAATGCGCAGAATACCCGACAGTTCCGAACAGAGTTTGAAAATGCTCGTCGTAATTTTGAAAATCTAAAAGCGACCGGTGACCGTAGTGGAAAGACACTTACTCAATATATTGAAACTGCAACTGGTACCTTTACGGATGCCGAATGGGGATTTCCTAAAGGACGTCGTGCTGTTGGAGAGAAAGAACAACAATGTGCGTTGCGTGAATTTAAGGAGGAAACTGGCATTTCCGCAAAATTTATTCATCTTTTAGACGAACCATCACTTATTGAAGAATATACCGGTACAAATAATATTCCTTACAAACAGACTTATTTTGTAGCTTGCTGTAAAACCAATATAATCGCAAGCATTCAGCCGAATAATCATATTATGAAACGAGAAATTGGTGATATTAGTTGGTTTACATTTGATGCAGCAATGGCTCATATACGCGAATCCAATATACAGAAGCGTGCGGTTATGACCGAACTTCATCGGCGTATAACAGAAGGCGATCTACGGGCAAAAATAACCACGGCACTTGAATGGGAGACCAAGTAAAATTTCTGCGTTATTAGTAAGATGCCCAATAACGCCAAGCCGAATAATACTAAGAAGAACAAACCTGCGAATGCCAACAAGACTGCGAATGCCAACAAGACTGCGAATGCCAACAAAACTGCGAATGGCAATAAGAAGAACACGGCAAACAACAAGCCTGCCAATGGCAATAAGAAGAACACAGCAAACAACAAGCCTGCCAATGGCAATAAGAAGAACACGGCAAACAACAAGCCTGCCAATGGCAATAAGCCTGCCAATAGCAATAAGCCTGCCAATGGCAATAATACGAATAAGAATGAGCCTGTAAATAAGGCGAACAATGCCAGTCTGAATAAAGCTGCCAAGCAGTTAAATAAAGTAGTTCCTGCTATCAAAAAAGGATTAAACAGTTTGAGCAACAATGACCCGGATAAGTCTGTCTGGAAAGCGACCGCCACATTTTTAGAGGAGCACAATAAGATTATTAAGAACCATAAGAATTCAAAGTCCGCTGTAAATTACGTAAATAAGATCAATGTCTTTGTCAATGCGCGCAAGAATCTAACTGGTAATGCCTCCACTGCCGCTAACAATAAACCGGCAAACAATACTACAAAGAAGAACAACGCCAAGCCAAATAAGGCGCCGGCAAACAACGCCAAGCCAAATAACAAGCCAGCAAACAATACTACAAAGAAGAATAACGCTCCCGCTGCTGCTGCCAGAAAGCGTTGGCGTTCGTGGTGGTAAACGATTTAAATTCGCCCTACAAACAGAGAGAATGGCGACGGCGCCAACTATAGATCCACAAGTTCAGCAGAATGCCGAACCTATGGCTAGACTCATTGCCGAAGATATCAAAACGTGGGACAACGATAAACTTCAAACCTACGCCGAGAAATATTGGCGCGATGATAGCGAATCGGTAGAAAATGTTCTTAATGATAATTACGGAACAATACTCAAGGGACCCATTGATAATCGTGTTCGCGATGGACTGCTAAATGAACTTCTTACCCGTAAACTTGTAATTCCTCGACCGCAAGAATGGATAGAGCAACGTGATCAAGCATACGGCTTGTATCCCGATGTATCCGATCCTAACTTTGCCGCACGCCTTGCCAAAAAAACCGAATTCTACGAACTTCGTTCTGAGCCCGTTGCCGAAGATAGTTGCCAGCGCGCTGCCGGTGAATTTACTACCACCTCTATCCAGCGACTTGTAGCACGTTTTCTACATCCTGATACTCCTTACAATGGTACATTAGTGTATCACGGTGTCGGTGTCGGCAAGACCTGTTCTGCAGTAACGGTCGCCGAAACGTTCTTAGAAACAATGCCGTACAACAAAGTCTATATTATTGCGCCTCAAGCGATTGCCGAAGGATTTCGCCGTACAATCTTCGACATAAATCGCCTTGTTCCTACGACCCCTGAAGAATACGCGCTTACGAAAGAACTCTGGAAATCCCCACAATGTACCGGTATGACATATGTTCGCTTGGCAGATATGGCACACAATCGTAATAAAGATGAAATCGCCAAAGAAGTTGATAAACTTGTTAAGTCTCGTTATAAAATTATGGGATATCTAGCATTTGCTAACTGGGTTCTCAAACATTTCAAGGAGATACCTGATGCAATTACCGGTGTAGCACGCGATGATCGTAAAATTGCTATTATGCGGGAACTTTTCGCCGACCACTTACTCATTATTGATGAAGCACATAATCTTCGCGATGCGGATCCTGGCGATGAAGCGGCGGCTGAAGGGGCAATAGCGGATGAACCGGATCGCGTAAGGTTAACGGAGCGCGCCGAAGGAAAGCGTCTTACCCCTGTTCTACAAGATATATTACGTGTTGCCGACGGACTTCGTGTTATGCTAATGACGGCTACACCTATGTACAATACTGCGCCCGAAATTGTATTCTTACTAAATCTATTGACGTTAAATGATACAAAGGATGATTCCTTACGACTGGACGTATCACAAGTGTTTCAGGCGGATGGGCAATTCAAAGACGGTGGAGTAGAGTTGCTGAGTCGTCTTATCAAACGCTACGTGAGCTATATGCGCGGCGAGAATCCAAATACCTTCCCTATTCGCCTTACACCTGAGGAAAGTAATAGTAATACATTTATTGACACAGAATATCCTACTCGTAGTATTGCGCGCAAAGAAATGAAGAAAGGTAAGAAGGAGCTTGTAGGACGAGTTTCGTGGGGTGGCAATGATAAAAATATTATGAAACGTCTGCCACTAGTGATTCATAAAATTGGCGGCACTTGGGCGGGTGATAATCTACGCGGATATTTGAAAAAGTACCATACACAAGCAGTCGATGAATCGAATCGTGGCGCCGAAATCAGCGATTTTATCCTTGATCGCACAATGCAAATGGGAAATATATATTATAAGAATGGTACTTACGGTCGCGATGGATGGCGTAGTTACTTTAAAGAAAGTATATCCGTTATTCGTAGTGTAAAGGTGAAACAGTATCGCTGGGCACAAGAGGCATCAGAGGCAGAGACCGATCTGTTAACTGTCCAAGATATCTTTGGACCTGAAGGGCTAAAAACCTATGCACCTAAGATTGCGGCAATTGTTGATTCTATTGACCGCGGCGAAGGTATCTCCTTTGTGTATTCTCGCTATGTTCCTGCGGGCGCTCTACCAATTGGAATTGCGCTCGAACTCCGTGGCTGGGTTCGTGTATTAGCCGATGGAACGCCGGCACCGCTCTTAATTCAGACAGGGGCTCCACGGGCAACTAAATTCTATATATTACTTACGTCCGATGAGGGCATTTCCCCCAATTTTCCTGGGCTTTTACGCTATGCTACAACCTTCAAAAATATGGAGGAAGTGAACGGCTCCAAGGTAAAGGCAATTATTGGTTCCCAAATCGCATCCGAAGGACTCGACTTGAAATGTATTCGTCAAATCCATTTGCTCGATGGATGGTATCATTTAAATCGCATTGAACAGATCGAAGGGCGTGGAGTCCGTTTCTGTTCGCATACAGAACTACCACCTGAAAAACGTAACTGTCTCATATATCTACACGCCGTTGATGTGGGCAAATATGAAACTGCTGATTTGTACGCATATCGCCTTGCCGTTCGTAAGGCGCAGCCCATAGGTCGTGTTAGCCGTTTGATGAAAATATATGCCTGGGATTGTGTTCTCAATCTAGATGCGGTTTTGCTCAAAGATATGAAGGATCGTGATATTGTAGACGCACTTGGTCGTGAAAAAACAATTCCTCTTAAGGATGAACCTTTTACAAGTCTCTGTGATTTCATCGGCGACCCTATTCCTGGGCAGCCAGACAAATTCGAATGTAAGCCGTACAAATGCGGAGTTGTAACAGCAGATGACTTAGGCTCCAACGAAAGTACTCAAACCGCGTATGATTTCCGCCGTATGTTTTTGGAACGCCAACAACTTCTCATTAATTACTTTAAAACCGAAACTGTAGCACAAGTTGATAAAATACTTACAATGTTTTACCATAATATTCCTGAATCGTTTGCACGTATTGGTCTACGTGATGTTCTTGGCAAAGTTCGTATTCATCGCACTGATGGAATCTATGGCACATTAAAACTTGTCAATGATTATATAGTCTTCCAGCCTGAGGGTGTAACGGATACTATGATACCTATGGCGCTCCGCTACGGTCGCGCATATGGTCGTATGCCCCGCGAATTTGAACCATCACGTGGCACCTTCCTATCAACGGACGGACTCGAACCGTTGCCTAGTACTGCGGTAGCTGCACCTGAGGCAGCCCCAGCCGTTGTGGCTGCCGCCACCGAAATAAGCGAAGATTCTATTGCATCAGAGGCTTTAAAGAAACTTCATGATTGGGACGGAGTCTTAACACAAATTCTTGAGACTAAGCTAGCAGGACCTATTCCTGAAACAAATAACCTGGGGGGTTGGCGCTGGGTATTTCGCTACTTCCGCCGGTTACCTGATGTGCGTCCTATTGCGTACCATTGGTTTATGGAGAATTTTTGGACCTATAAAGAACAACTTGCGGTCTTTCGCAAGTGGTTAACGACCGGCATCGATAAATTGGTCGGTTACGAAAAGGTCTGCGCAAGTATGTTTACAAAAACAAATCATCGCATTGAACTGTTCCAAAAAGATAAGATAAATCGTATTAGCGGTTGCGTAATCTATAATTTATCGGTCGGCGATGTTGGTGCTATTCAGACCTATTGCCAGTATGGCGGTTCTATATCACAGTGTACAGCAGTGTTTAAGGACGATGTCAATGCTATCCTAGGAGCACCAATTGACCGTAAAACAGATACCGGTCCCTACTTTGGTTTCCTGGTTTCCAAACAAAAGACAATAGTATTCAAAACTGTGGATAAGGAGAAAGGTGATATAAAGGGCGCTGAGTGCGCAAATACAAGTAATCTTGGTAATCACGAGAAACGTATTCGCGCGCTTCACGATATTTTCCGCGCCGCGGGTGACCCGATTGTTGGCATGTTGCTTGCGGATTCGCCGGCGGAACGGGCATCTGATAAGGACCGCAAAGATCGGCAGAAACTGCTTTCGCTACAGTTTCCTGTGGGCGAAAAGGAGATAAACGCGGATGCATCCAAAGTAGCAGTTGCCGCTTTCCGTGCCGATTCTACCGACCCATTAAAACACACCGGTGACCTGAGTCTCAAACAAATATGCCCATATATGGAGTTTATACTTCGGTATGCGGACCGGCACGGTGTGCCTGTCGACGGTGTACCGCGGCGCTGGTTTTTGTCGGTCGTTGACTCAGCGCGGGCAGGGGTCAAAATGACCTAAGCAAAGTTACGTTAATTTATTAATTATAATTTATAGTTAATAAATATAATTAATTATGAATCGTACTAATTGTGTGATATGTGATGGAATAAATATACCAAAAATATATGAGTTTAAGCATTATCCATTATGTAGACATTCTATAAAACCAATCGAAACCGATAAATACGCTGATTTAGAATTTGGACAATGTAATGATTGTGCATGCCTTCAGTTATTAACACTTCAAGACCCAGATTTGCTATATAAAGAAAATAATAATCAAACATTTGTTACACCAAATTGGATGGAACATCATACACAATTTGCAAATTTTATTTTAAATAATATAGACGCAGGAAGTAAAATTACAGAAATTGGCGGTAAAACTGGTATACTTGCTAGGAAAATACAATCTGTAACACCTGTTGATTATACTATAATTGACTTATGTGATATGAGTGTTGATATCTCAGGCGTTACATTTAAAAACGAAAATGCTGAAAATGCTACATATACAAGCAATGATACAATTATAATGTCACACGTATTTGAACATTTATATAAACCTAGAGAGTTTCTTCGCCGATTATACAAATCAAAGGTAAAGGATATATTTATTTCTATACCGAATATGTTATCATTATTAAAAAAGAATGTATTGCTATTAATTAATGTTGAACATACATTTTATTGCGATATAGATTTTTGTAAAGCTTTATTTTCATCAATAGGATATTCTTACAAAAACAGTTTTTTATATAAAGATCATTCTTTATTTTTCCATTTTAGATTGGATATTCCAGTAAATATAGAATGGACTACTATATCACCATTAAGACAAGAATTAGGTAATTATTTTCAATCAATCGAACAAGTTTATAAGTCTATTCATACAGATAATAAGATATATATAGCCCCTGCAGGATATTATGGTCAAATGATGTACTATCTCTTATCGTATTTACAAAATAAAGTTATTGGATTTCTTGATAATGATCCTTTAAAATCTGGTCAAAGAGTCTATGGAATACCATTGTATGTTTATCATCCTAGTATATTAACTAATATTGATTCACCTTTTGTACTGTTATCATCTAGTTTATATTCAGATGAAATTGTAAAAGATATGTTAAAGTATAATCATACTATAAAATTTATTCAAATTTAACTTGGCAGCCGAGCGGGGCAAGCGGTGCCGGCTTAAAATTTGAAACATCTAAAACATATAGGAGATAAGTAAAGGGATGTATCATACCATTTACTTAGATGAGCGTGTAGCACTGACGCCTGGTGAAATGAATAACGTACATAAGGCGGATGATGTGAAAGATATGCTGGTTATGAAACTCAAGGAACGCCACGAATCCAAGTGTAACGCAAACGGATATGTTAAGCCCGATTCTATCGAACTTGTTGCCCGTAGTGCCGGTGCCGCCGAAAACGGTCGCTACACCGGCAACTTCGTCTATGACTGTAAGATGAAATGCGATGTGCTTTACCCCAAGGGTGGTATGGTGATGAATGTACTGGTCATTAAAGTCACAAAGATGGGTGTCTACGCCGTCTTTGAGGAGGCGATTCGTATTCTAGTACCCCGTGATATTCACATTGGCAACACCGCCTTTGATGGCATCAAGGAGGGTGATATGATTAAGGTTCGTCTTGAACGTAGTGAAATTAAGACAAATTCTCCTTTCATTATGGCAGTCGGTAAGCTGGTAGACGAAGATCAGACGGAGCAGGATGCGTAAAACGATTATGATGAAACACTGGGCTCTTATTAACTATATGTCAACGGACGCAGTAGTCACAACACCCGGTACATTATCACCAGACGAATATGAGCGACGCAAGCTATTTTTAGAAAGTCTGAAAAGTCTAACAAAGACTGAGCATATTGAGATTATCCGAATTCTACAAAAGCATTCCGCCGAGTTTTCTGAGAATTTGAACGGAGTGTTTTTTAATTGCTGTAATCTTGCCCAGCCGGTCTTTGATGACCTTGAACTTTTTATCAAGTTTACCCAGACGAATCGCAAGAATCTTGCTGACCGCGAAATGTATCTTAGTTCTTTAACCCGGACTGCGGGGCTTATTAGCCCGTCGGGGCTTGTAGGTGACTCTGATGGAGGGTCTAAATGAATCGACACTTTATATACATAAATGGTTCATTGGAATGAATTATCTGACTTCTTAAAGTCTAATCCGTTTCAAACATATAATGTTCGTGGGCTGGAACTTCTGATTCCTGAACAAAAGGATATTGATCACTTTCCTATTTATACGCCTTCCGCAGTCGCTTCCGCAGTCGCCAGCTCTGTTGCTGTGCCCGTTGCTGCACCCGTTGCTGCACCTGTTACTATGCCCGTTGTAGCACCCGTTCCAAAAGTAGCAAAACTCAATATACTCAAACATACCCTTGATCCTATTGTATTTGGTATTGAGCACATTGATATTCTCTATAATGACTCCCCTAAAGCCAGTAAGCGCCAAATGGAAATCAATGAAGCCCTTCGCTGCGAAGCACGTATTGACGAACTCTATAAGTCCCAGGGTGGACGGTCTCGTGGCTGGACCAAAACAATGCTTGAAGCAATTATCCGTCCTCGGTGCGCATCCGGCGGTGACCTTCACGAACTCAAACAAGCCAAATCTGTCTTTCTATGGCAAGTTGTCAAAAGTGATAAATCTGTCTCCGCATTTCTAGATTTTCTATGTGTCGCCAAGCAGATTCAAGTTGCTATTTGGGATGAAGACTCAAAGATGATAACCCTATATCCTGCTGCCGACTATATTGGAGAGGGGGCGTGTGAGGTAAAAGGACTTTACAATGTACATCATAGTGGCGCTATGATGAATATTGGTGGAGTACGCACCGGAAAAGATCTAGTCGACTATGCTACAAAGAATTCGTGGACGCTTCTGCCGGCAGCATCGGTTATCCATAGTCTTGAGAAACTCACGTTGGCGGAACTCGAATCCGTTGGAAAGAAGCTTGGAATGGCAATGGTTGCCGGGTCGAAGGTAGAACGCATCGCCGCCATTGCCGGATACAAATTAAAGTCCCGACTCTCGGGCTGACCAGGGTGGAGATAAAAGTTGATGGCTTTAAGCAAAAAGTCTCAGACTTAATAGAAGTATGTCCTTAGAACTCAAATCTAGCGAATCCCAGGCGCTGGACACATTATGGACAGCGTGGGAATCTGCTACGGAAACCGAGATTGAAGCGACATTTAAGCGTCCTGATGGCAAGGAGCTCGATTATGCCTCGTTCTTGAATGCGATTAAGCATCTACGCAATATGGGTTTACAAGAGGACCCACAGCCGCCTAAACTTAACATTATGGTTGCCGGTGGTCTACGGTTCACTCTTGTCGGCGAAGGTACTGTACAAGCGTACTGCCGAGATAATACACTCAAGGGTAAGTCATTCTTCTGTATCCTCAAAGATAAGAAGCAGGCGGTTGCTCGCGGTCCCAGCGAAATCGATCTACCAGAGTACGGTGTTCGTGTCAAACTTCGTCGCGAAATTCCCCTTTCCAAAGACGACCCTCGTGTAGTTGATGCGGTCACTCGCTGGGCATCATTGCCTAAATCGTTCCGTTATATGCAACGTTTCAGTTTTACATCCCTACACTGGAAGGGACTCCAGTTCGACGCATCCTTTGTACGCGAAAATCGCAAAGATACCCGTGGAAATTATATCCAGGCAACCACCTTTACAAATGCCGGCATTGTCAAGCAGCCCACACATTACGAGCTGGAGGTAGAGGCTCTTTCAGGGGCGACCAAGAAAGCTCTTATCTTTGGTATGGTCTCAGTGCTGCGTGGTATTCAAAAGTCGTATATTCTTACCCGCGAGTCTGTACGTCAGCAGGTGGTGAGCCAGATGGAGGGGCAAACCGGTGCTAAAAAGGGATCCTTTCCTGGCTCTCAACCTATTACGCTACGTAAGACACATATGGGACTCGAAAAGGAAGCTGATACTGCCAACATTCGGTTAGAAGACTACAATGTTACCGATAAGGCGGACGGTCTGCGCTGCCTGATGGTGGTTGCGAAAAATGGGAGAATTTACCTTGTAGATCGCTCGTTAAATGTTTACGGCACCGATCGGCGGGTCGATGATGCCAGCGTGGCGGACTGGGCAGGATGCGTACTTGATGGTGAGTGGGTCACACGTGATGCATCCGATACGCCAATAAGCCGTTATTACGCCTTTGATATCTTCAATGGACGGCGCGGTGAGGATGTTTCTGCGCGTCCCTTTATTGTTCGCGGACTGGACGTCGCCGTAAGCCGTGAAGCGGCTATGCGTGAGACGGTTGCCGCACTCAGCAATGCCGAATATACGGTCAGCAATATTCCCAAGCAGAACAGTCTTTCCATTCATATGAAAACTTTCCAAACACCCACCGACCCCACCGATCCTGTTGGCATCTTCAAGGAGGCGGCATCCGTCTTGGACCGTTTAGCACGCGATGCGCCTTACCATACCGATGGTCTTATCTTCACGCCCAATACGTCACCCCTTGTCAAGAATATCAATACGTGGGAGGCGCAGCTTAAGTGGAAGCCCGCATCCCAGAATTCCGTTGATTTCCTAGTTGTTACCGAAAAGGAGAAGGATAGCGAGGGGAAAGTGACTATGGTAGATGCGATTAATACCAAGCTGCGCGAAGATACAAACCAGATTGTCCGTTACAAGACCCTGCGACTCTTTGTAGGTTCGTCGCTGGATCCTGCGCTTGTTGACCCGCGTGATACAGTTCTTAATAAGAAGCCATACCCCTCTTCACTTCAGGAGGGCACGCGCAGTGTCTACAAACCCGTTGAATTCACGCCACTTCCTCCAGACCCTATGGCATCCGTCTGCTATGTAGCGATGAATGCCGGTGCGACCGATGCCGCCGGTGCTGCGCCTGCTGCGCAGAGCCTGGAATCACTTGACGATACCATTTATTGCGAAATGACGAAAGACGCCATTACCAATCGTACAATTGTAGAAATGGTCTATAAGCCCGAAGCGCCCGCAGGCTGGCGCTGGGTCCCACTTCGCGTCCGTTGGGATAAGACTGAAGATTTTACGCGTGGCATTGTTGGCGGTACGCTTAACAGTGATAAGGTTGCCAACGACGTTTGGCTCTCGATTCACGACCCTGTGACCGAGTATATGATTCGCCGTGGAGCGATTACCGAAGAGGTGGTTATGGGCGGGGTAGCACCATTAACAACAAATCTAGCATACTACCAGCGTAAGGCGCCACAGCGGGATCTTAACAAAATTCGCGGGCTTACTGAATTCCATAATCGCTATGTCAAGGACGAACTGTTGTTGTCTAAGGTGTTAACCGCGGGCGCATCCGTGATTGATATGTCGGTTGGTCAAGCCGGCGATATTCACAAGTGGATGAATGCACGCGTCGGCTGGGTGCTTGGCTGCGATATTGCACAAACCGGTTTGACGGATAATAAAAATGGCGCCTACCGTCGTTACCTTCAGTATCTAATGCGCTCTAAGAACGGCGCAGGTGTTCCCCGTATGCTTTTCGTTCAGGCAGATTCGGCGGTTCGGTACGCTGACGGCGCCGCCGGTCAGACGCCCCTTGACCGATCAATGCTACGGACTCTGTGGGGCGAGGAAGATCCTACAGCCCCGCCATATGTTCAGGACATGCGAGGAATGGCGGCTGCCGGCTTTGACGTTGCCTCCCTTATGTTCTCGCTCCACTACTTCTTCAAGGACCGCGCAACGCTTGACGGCTGGCTACGTAATCTTGCTGAAACCGTAAAGGTTGGTGGATTCTTTGTTGGCTGCTGCTTTGATGGCGACAAGGTAGTTTCACTGCTCCAGGACCTGCCAATGGACGGAGTCCGACGCGGAAATGAAGGCGCCTCAGATATCTGGAGCATTACTAAGAAGTACGACGCCGAGATGTCTGTACTTCCGGCAACCGACGAATCCCTTGGCAAGTCCATTGATGTAAGCTTCATTAGTATCGGCGAGACGTACCGTGAATATCTTGTATCATTCCAGTACTTTGTCAAGCGTATGGCGGAAATTGGAATGGAACTGCTCAATTCGGCAGAGTTGGCAGCAATGAATATGGTTGCATCCACAAATCTCTTCTCTACCTCACACGAAATGGCAGCGGCGTCCGGTCGCAATTACGCAATGAGCTCGGTGATTCGCACGTTCAGTTTCCTCAATCGCTGGTTTATCTTCCGCCGCCGCTCTACTGCATCAACACTCTCATTGCCACCTACGCCCGTAATTGGCGCGGCGACCACTGCGCCTGTGGCTGTTGCCCCTGATGCGCCAGAGACCGTCGGTCCCACCGAGCCCTATGTTTCACCGGATGTTATTGCGGCGTTTGAACAACGGTTAGCTGCGCAACCGCGCATTTCAGCGCCTGCTGAAGTTCAGCCCAACGTAGAGGAGGAAGAAGCAGAGATGGTTGCAAATGCTGAAGAACTGGTCAACGAAGACGCTGAACGTGAGGCGGAGAATAAAGCGGAGACGGACATCGAAGAAGAGACAGAAGAGCCTGAACTTACACTTGCTACCGGTCCTGCCTATCCCTTCTACTACAAATCCGCGGCGAAGGATGACCTCAAGATAAAAGAAAAGGGCTGGCGTCGTGCAGTTAGCACCTTTGCACCCTTTATGTTCAAAGATCCTAAGAATTCTTCGATTGTATATCCCAATCTCGAGGCGGTGATTGGCGCGCTCAAATACGAGCTCGGCACCAATAAGCCTGAGCTCGGTGCGCAGCTGTTTAGCATTACCGGCAATATGTACCAAAAGTATCTGGAAGAAAAGCGGGCGCTCGGTGCCAGTCCTAGTGCTGAAGCCCTAGCGGTTCTCAGTGATGAACTTGGTGTGCGGATGCGCGATGCGCAGAAACCGGCAACTATCAAGAAAACCGGTGCGATCTTTACACCTGAAACGTATATTGCAGCGGTTGAAGCTCCTCTAAGTGCGTATCTCAAGCAACGCTATGATGAGGACGCCGTGTTTCGTAAGATTCTGGATGCCGTCAAGATGCAGAAAGTACGACTTGTTGCATATACGCAAGCGGCAGACAATGAAATGACTGGTACTATTGCCGCAGACGGAACAATAAGTGGCTCTAACTTACTAGGTCGCACAATGATGAAGTTGGTCGGTCTGACGTATTAGTTTAAAAATATAATGCAATAAATAGGTAATGGATTCTTTAGTCCTTCAGGATCCTGTAGCCTATGCGCCTTTGCCTTCAGCTCCCCAACCCTCAGCACCACCGGCAGATAGTATAGTAACCGTAAGACCTGAGCCTCTGACAATTAGATTAGTAGCGCCGGTAGTTGTACCGGCAGCCGATAACCGCAAGTGGCTTTGCTACTGCTGTTTTATTATCTTTGTATTTTTATTTGGCGCTTTCGCCTTTTATCATATGATGTTTGGTGCTCAGCGCAAAAATTGAGACCACCGATTTTGGCGCTGGGATTAGGCATAAAAGAGTTACGATGCCCCAGTCAATTAGTGATGGAGCCCTTGCCTGGCAACGGCTGGCAGTTGTAAATAAACATCCGCGGGATGACCGTATTACCTTCGATGAGGCGACCCATAAATATACGATTGATGGGTCGCGTTATGATATTTCCTGTACCGGTTTCGTTCATAGTTTCTTCGGACATTTTGACCCTGATGATGTAATCAAGAAGATGATGCGTAGCCCCAATTGGAAGCCTGGTGGTGCGTCGTACGAAAAGTACAAGGGGCTAACGCCTCAGGGCATTAAGGATTTATGGACGTCATCCGGTGCCGAGGCAAGTGAAGCCGGTACCCGTATGCACTTGGATATCGAACATTACTACAATGCGTCGCCGATCGGCAACCTTGCCGGCGATGGATGGGAAGCGAACCCCAGCACCGAATGGGACTACTTTATGCGCTACGAGAAGAAGTGGCGTCTGGTGAACGGATTTGTACCGTTTCGCACTGAGTGGCTTGTCTTCAATGATGAAATCCGTCTTGCCGGCTCCATTGATATGGTGTACGCTAAGCCTGATGGAACGTATGCTATTTACGATTGGAAGCGCTCGAAGGAGATTAAGACAGAAAACAAGTACCAGAAGGGACTTGGTCCGCTGGCGCACTTGGATGACTGTAATTACTGGCATTACTCTCTACAGCTCAACAACTACCGTTGTTTGCTTGAGAAGTTTTATGGTCTGGTGGTGAATGAATTGGCGTTGGTGATCCTACATCCAAACAATAAGTCGTTCAAGATAGTGAAGCTCAATCTAATGGATGCCGAAGTCGAGGCAATGTGGTTACATCGCCTTGAGCAAATGAATGCTCCTGTGCCTGTTGTGCTGGATATGGTAAAAGAAACGGAGATTGTTACCGAGGTGGAGGAGGCACCAGAGCCAGATACTGGCTGCCTGATTGTAGATGACTAAAAGACGTGTTTTAATGATGATTATTTTTTCGTATGCTAAATAAATGTCGTACAAGACATTGTACTTGTTTTGGGATTTTAACGGAATGTCGTGGAAAGGATACACAGTTGTATCCTCTGTTCCCGACGTAGACGGGTCGGTCAAGTTACATTTGGAGACTCATGTTGAACAGTACTATATGATAGCACAGTTACATACTGATTACTTGGAAATGTATGTAAATTATACGGGGGAGGCTATATTGCCGCCACCTTGCGTTATGACCGCTGCCGGCGGAGGGGTCATAACGGTTAAGTTTTCTTTTAAAGCTCCAGAATAGATGGAGTTGTGGAAACTTCTTTTTATACTAGTAGTTGTCTGTGCACTAGGCACATTTGGTATATTTGCACAGTGGCTAAAACCTATACGTAAATATTTGGATAATGTTTCTACAAATGTAGATCGTTATGTAAAACGTAATTGGCAGGCACAGTATCGTGACCCAATGATATTTTATCCGCGTAAAAGTCATTTACAACACGTAACCTGGGATGAAGGATTTAGCGGTGGGTTTGGTGTTGGCTTTAATGGCGGATTTGGTGTTGGTGCCAACGGTGGCTTTGGCGGTGCAATTGAACCCAACTTCGGTAGTATTGGCGTTGATGATAAGAAAAATACACGTGTTGAGACATTTTACGGGGGCGGTCACGGCGGTGGTGGTCGTGGTGGAGGTGGTGGTCGTGGTGGTGGTGGTCACGGAGGTGGCAGTCGCTGGGGCGGCGGACACGGCGGTCGTAGAGGCTGGGTTGGACCAGGCGGATACGGAGGTCCCAATTCCGGTACCTGGCGTGGTTGGGGTGGCGGCGGAACTGGCGGAAACTGGGGCTGGTATGGCTGGAGCTACCCCTGGGGATGGTATGGACCCGTAAGGTTTGCAGTTGAATGCTACTCCGACTCGGACTGTAGTAAAAAAGAAGTTTGCGGAAGCAATGGATATTGTATGACAATTCCTCCGAATGTTATTTAATTAAGATAAATCTGGCGAACAGGTGCGTCAACAGCAGCTCTAGCAACACGCTCAACTTCGCGAGCAGCAGCCAGAGTCTCCTCTAAGCGACGCGTACGCTCCTGTGCAGCAGTCTCAGATTCCGGCTCTCGCATACGCTCCTCAACATTAATAGAACGAATCTTACGATTAAACTGAGTTTCAATATCACCATAACACTTATTACAATATTTTACAAGATCTTGAACCTGTTCCTTAATCTTGTTCTTATCGCAACCCTCTGTGAGAATTTGCGATATGATTTCACGCGCACCGCCAGCAAACACCTGTGCGACCTGCGCTTTTGCCACCGCAAAGCGAGTACTTTTCTCTGATCGTTGAAGAGTATAGCGCCAGTCCGCTTCATTGAGTTCACCTAGCATAAACTTGACACGCATAACACGAAGCTTCTCATCATTATCCTGATTCTCTACACGTGCGGCATCCTCTGCTTCCAGCATAAGACGCCACGCTTCCGCAAGATAACAATGAATAGGTGTACGCCACAAAGGTCCTGATAATGCGCGAATAATATCACGGTCGGCAGCACATCCATTTTGCGGGTTCGCATTTGGGTCCCGTCCCTGGCTGCGCAGCCAGTCAAAGTAATGCGGATTGTGTACCGGTCCCGCCACCATCTTACCGGTACGCCAACTAAATCCTGTATTACACTGTGTACACCACATCTGGTCACAACCCTCGATCTTACAAATGCTTACGCCACACTTGGGACACGACTTTGCCTCCGCCTTGAGCAGGGTTGCCGTTGCCACCTTATCAGGATCACAATGATGGTTCGGATCTTCGCGCAAATCACCCTTCAAGTCGTGGCAGTCAGGGCAAGTATATTTATCGCAAAGTCCGCACTTCCACGCTGTAGAAAGGAATCCCTTACAGTCTGGCGCAGGGCACGGCTTCACAAAAGCGGCAGTTACAGGTTTGGGCTTCGGCGCGTCTCCTGTATTTGGTGCAGGGGTTGCCGCAGGATCAATAAGTCTCTCACGACCATACGTTGTAATAACCTGATCAATGTTGGAAATCATATCGTACGCTGCCGATAGTTCACGCCCAATACGACGCGACTCCTCGCGAGCAGCAGAAAGCCGCACCTCTGCTGCCGCCTTTCGCGCAATTGCCGCGCGAACTTCAGCCGCATCCGCCTGCGTAATCGGCAACTTTGACTTCTCACGGTCCGCTAGCACCTTCTCACGGTGCTCCTTATACGTTTTAAGTCGGAAAGTGGATGTCATCTCACCATCTAGGAAATTACGTTCCCAGCCGCGGTCACACTCCGTGTTAATACAACGAGGCACATCGGCAACCTCATTAAGTAGGTAAGTTTGAAAGCAAGTACGACATATCTGAATTTGGCAATGCGGACATGTTGTAGATGCACGGGTGGTCTGATTGAACTTATCAAAGCAGACCGAGCATGTAGGTTTAGGAACTCTAGGAGGCATCTTTAATGATCCTATTTTTAGAAGGGACTGGGTTCAATTTTTGTCAATTTACTATCATCACAATACTTTCAGGTAATTCATCCTCGCGGAAAGTAAAGCCTGTTGTTATACGATTCTGTAAAGGAATGCCGTTTACATCAAGAACTACATAATTTGGAATCTCTGCCTTTGATTCTTCAATTATATCGTGTGATGCTTCAATTCGACCTTTTGCCGAATTATACTGTGTTCTAATAACATTGACTTGTAGCGCTTTTGCTAATGCTATCCACTCTTCCTGTGTACCATTAAATATTTGGTCAGGTTTAATAAACTTTGCTAATTGCATCACTTGATTGAGAAATGCGCGCTTATCCAATGCTAAATAAGGGCTTACCACAATACGATACATCACTTCTTTCCAATCCTCAGGAAGTTCAATCGATGACTCATCGATTCCTACCTCCTCTGGATATGTCAATCCAGCGGTGTAATCGGTCGGCTGGCGTTTACTATATCCTAAAATATCGTAGAGCAATTGCGTTCCACGACCGATTGCCGAAAACAAGAGTGAACTATTCTCGTAGCGGAATTCATTGCTCTGTAACGGTTTCAATCGGCTGACTGTATGATTAAGGATCTCCATTGCCCTACCAAATGTACGTAACAGTTCATCCGTAAGGCGTGCCGACATTAAATGTACCGGATCGACCGATTTATACCGCTCGGTCGATGTTGTATGAATAAGGCATTGTCTTAGTGGTGCCGCATCCTCGGACCATGAACATCCCTCAATACAATCAGTCGCCTTTGTAATTTGTGTACATTCACGACGTAATACCGACGGCTTTGCCGCCGGACGAGCATCGTCGCGTTTGACCCACTGTTTGACATACGGATATAAAAGCGCATCAAGGCGACGCTGAAGTTCAAACAATGGTAGACGACGGCGGGCTTGGCGTAGGGCTTCGATTTGCGCTTTGAGTTTACGTCCCTGCTCTTTATCAGCGGGATCTTGAAAATTTCCTGCTATAAACTCCGATAAAGTAATACGTAAATGCTGATACGCCTCCTCTAATTCCTCCTCCTTCGTAGCTGCCTCTAGCGATTTGATGGGCGCTGTCGGCGTCATTAGCGCTAGATCTGCACGCCACGGCTCAAGCCCTGCTTTGAGAAGAAGTGCGGGCTCGGCAAGCAAATTACTATAACACGACTCCTTGAGTATCGGCGCATCGCGTGGCAGCGGCGCAATCGGAATGGTAATACCGCAGAGTAAGTCTAATCCAATATACTCTGTATTTGCTTCATTAATACGTAGTGCCTTAGGAAGGAGACCCTCTGCTTTAACCGACTTAATATCACACGTACTCATATTTGTGAAGTAGTTCTTATACACGGTTTCTATAGTCGGCGGAGGAAATAGCGATTCTTCGCCGTATACACTTGTACATTGGGGTAGAATGAGTCCGTCGTCTACGCACGGTGTATAGAGCTTTGTCTTATCCTCTTGAACTTCAATAGTGCCCACAAGGCGATTGCTACGATCGCGTAGCAACTTTTGCGGTGTCTTTATGCTATTAAGATCCGATAAACTCGGCGGCGGAAACTCCATTTGACGCACCGGCAGCCACGGATGAACCGAAGGTGCCGACCGTCCACAACCTTCCTCCGAAATATAGTCCTCAATAAACTGTTGTAGCGGTACTTTTATCTTTGGTGGCAACGTCTCCATACCAACACTCTGAAAGTGAAGAACTCCATACATCTTCTTATCAGTCTCCGTCTTGCCATCATATAATATAAGCGGATCGTAGTTTCCAGTTACTTCGTCTTCGACCAAAAATAAGAAATACGGTGGATACTCTTTATTATAAATCGAAATGCCAAACTGCGGACATAGTAGCTTCGGCTCCTCATTTTTATTTTTGGGAACGCGAATACGTACTAAAAGAACTCCATGCTTTGTAAAAACACCTGGGATTGCTAACAATGACTCCCAAAGTCTGAGCTCTTTCGGCGTTTTGGTATCGGCGACATACGCCTTAAACTGGTGCCACGCATAATAAAACGCCTTGGCGGCGGCGGGAATTTCTCCGCCGTCCGTGGGAAGTAGATTCATCATTTGACACCACGCTTGAATATCACCGGTTGTTGCCGTTGTCTTTGTAGTCGCGAATTCGTGTATGAGCGTTCCATAGTTCGCCTGCTCAAATGCGCGTGCTATAAACGGCTCCTGCGCACCGCTCATTTTCGCCGTTATTGTTGCCTGCACCAGCTCTTCTGATTGTATCGCATTATCATCACGATGAAGTGCAAATTCATTTGTGGCATAATCTGCCCACGCAAGTAGTGCAAAGAAATTATTGCCTGGCATTCTTTGACTGTGACCGATACCATAGCGTATAAATGCCTGTGCAGCAGTCTTATTCTCACGATAAGGCAGCAAATGTGAGTTTGTCTCTTGTTGACCAACGCCGCGATTCTTTGTCAAGAAATCATCAGGATTTTGCCCAATGAATTTATTGACCGATGCCGGCGGAACCGCAATCGCGCCCTTTTCCAACTCGAACCAATCCAACTTAATACGACCCAATACATTCTGGTTAGGAATATACCACGTTCTAGCGGTTGGTGAAAACGGTTTACTACGATTGACAATATCCTTTGTCTGAATAGATGCGGCGGGCTCTGTGACGGGTTCCACTGGTAGTTCCGCGGACTCTTCTACCGATTCGTCTGGTTCTACACGCTCTGGTTCATCATTCTTCACTGCCGATTTTGCCCCCTCAGGTACCGAAAGATGTTTCGGCTCTAAGAAACAGCACGGCAAGGCAAACTTATCAGGGTGATGAATATCGTCTAAGAAACCTGAATATTTTGCAACTTTTCCTGATGTGGGTGTTGATGTAGGACGCTGTAGCACGGTTTCTCCTATTGCCGGCTCCAACGGATTGGTCAACTTTGTTCCGCGACAGAAAGGGCAGGACTTTGGCGCTTTCGGTTTTCCATCATATCCAACCGTTCCTTCGTACTCCGATTCTAAAAGGGGTAGATCGTCGCGAACACACCAGAATTCCGTACAAATATAATTATTGATATGTTTTGTATCGGTGCCCGTTTGTGTCACAATCCATATTGGCAGCGATTCTTGTTTTTGAATCAGTCGAATAATTTCATCTTTGTGTTTGCTTAATGACTTATCTACTTCTGTAATACTCTTCTGACCCTTTTTATTGGGCTTCAGAGGAAATCCTGCCTCCAGTACAATCTTCTCATTTTCTAAAATGTCTGCTGACGAACCCTTACGTTGATCTACCGCTGTACCTACAACCGCCTTATACGCCTTTTCAAGTCTTGGCGCAAGGGGAACTTCAATCCAGCGTACTTTATCACCATACAACTCCTTGGCACGACGATACGCCTCCTTTGAAAGTACGTTTGGCTGGCGGGTTCGCGCCGGTTGGCACTGACGACTGTATAAAACAGTGCGTGCTTCGCTTGTATCTGTATATTCAAACAAATCGTGATCGCGGCTTTTTAATTTATTAAGATACCACTCCTTTACAATTTTCTCAACCTTTTCATCGGGTGCAAGTGCCGTTGGTGCGGCAACTGTACGTGGTGCCTGGGCTGCCTCTTCTTCCATCTCATCCTTGTCCTCCTCTTCCTCCTCATCCTCATCCTCATCCTCCTCTGCTGCTTCCTGATTTCCTAACATATCAAGAAGTTGCATATCAAATGCCTGCTCTAACTCTGCCGGTGCCTCAGGAGCGGTCATTTCTGCTACTGCCGCCTCTGTTTCCACAACCGCCGCCGATTCTTCACTCGATTTTGCTACCTGTAAAGACTCTGCCGATTCTGATAAAAACAGTGTCATTAACGTGAGCATACGTTCCAGGTCGCGCTGTGTCTCGCATCCCGTAATTAAAATACGATACTTCGGATGTTCGTTGTAAATACGTATAGCAGCGCCCACATTATACGCCGCAACCGTTGTATCCTCCTCCAACGTCTTCGGTTGCTTGGCGCTACACTTTGCGTCACGAATAGCCAGCTCCTTTACCCGCAAATCGTCACCCGTCTCGCTCTTGTACATAATTACGCGTTCTGAATGACGCGACAACCAGTCGTCTTCTGCTTGTGCCGCCTCTGTTGCCGAAATACCAAACTCCTTTACAAGTGCCTTAATATACGCACCTTTGGGCACATCGGCGTCGGTTTTGGATCCAAGATTCAAATACAGCAGCGTCAAATAATTCATAATGGGGTCGCTTGACTGTACATAATTACTCACACCCTTGTATCGTAAAACAAGAGCGGCAGGCGGGGTTTCACCTTCAAATGGAGGATCGATGGAAAACAATGGCGAAAATGTATCTACACGGTTCACAAGTTCGACTTTGCCAGGTTTTCGTCCTGCTAGATTTGTATTAAACTCGTATTCAGCGGTAAGCTCACAGAGTTTTAGATTAGCGCTAGTAATCGTTTCCCACGGCGTTCCTTTCAACATATCGGCAAGAACACTATACGCCTTTTTGGTTGTTGCAGCGGATACACTCACGCCCCGCCGCGGAGCTCCAATATACATCTCAGCGCTTCCATCCTCATAGATTCGTATTGTCCAGCAAATACCCAAAACTTTCGAATCTTGAATAGGAAGTTTAATAAGAATCATCGCACCCATATCGGTTGACGGCTTATCCGCCATCAAACTGTCCAGCAGTTTTTCGTTTGTTATAAGGGGCTTGCCATCCTTGTTTGTCGCAACTTTCACAATCGACGGCACACGGTCCTTCTCCGAAAAAAATCGTAAAAACGGCTTTGATGGACTTGGTGTCATTTCATAGAATTTTAATTCTAGAAGCGACGATGTATAGCCTGGCGCCTGAGGTAAAATTGATTTATAAATATAGAGTTTTGTTAGTTCAGGCTGTTCGGCATCCTGTACAGTTGCCGATGTGACACCCTGTTCAAGACGCTCAAACCGCTTCTCAATATAATCGCGGTAGTCATTAAGTGTCTGAGCGGCGGTTTTGTCCATTCGCAAGGTTTTAGGAACGGCGCGGAGTTGCGGAAAATAGAGTTTTACAAATCCTTCAAAGATAGGCTCAGTTAATGGTTGATCCGCCTGTAATAATGATTCTAAGGTCCACACGTGTACAATTGGATTTGGAATATTAAAGAGAGTAGAATCGAGCGTTACGCCACTGTAGAGTGTAGGAAATACCGCCTTTTTGGCGTCATCCTCGTAAATACGTGAATCTGGTTGCCGTAAGACAGTTGAATCCTGCGGATTGAGAAGTCCATCGGCTTTTAGGAACGGCCATGTGAACTCCAAAGGTTTAAAATGATTCGGTATTGTTTCCAAGGCGATGAAAAGCTGATTTGGCGCCGATGTTCCCAACGTCGCAGCAATACGTTGTTTTAGATTGAAAAGCGTCTCAAACGGATAAAGCTTGGCGAAGTTTGTTTTATCAAGTTCTACGATACGGGTCTCATCTAAATGAGACAGTATCGTAACAGCCCGCGGTCCCAACGATGGTAACCGGGACGGTTCTATTATGTCCATTGCTACTGTGGTTTACGTTTTGAATTATTGGATTTATTCCGTTAATCCATCCTCAACAGTCTCCTTATATTTCGGAGAGTCCGTAATATGAACACCGCAGTATTCAACGGGATGCGCCGCAAAATTGGTATATTGATATACCCCTGTCGCTTCTGCCTGTTCTAACAGCCAAGCAAAATGATTCCAAAACTCAGGTGTATGTCCAATAGAGCTGGTGCCGACGTGGCTCATTTCGTGTAGCGCAACAAATACAACAATATTCTCTTGTACAAGTTCCTCCTTCTCATCGCGCTGCCGTAAGCACATAAAAATCTGCTCACCCTTATTGACCGAGTATGATGTATACTGTGCATCAGGTGTTGATTCGCTAAAACGTTGCGCCGAACAGTCAAAATTATCAATCATTTGTTTGACAAACGGTTTCTCGTAATATTTAGTTTTAAGGTACTCACGTAGTTTGAGAAGGCGTCCTCGTACACGGGCAAGGCGATCTGCCGCATCCTGCTTATCGGGAAGGTTGCGGACAAGATACATTTCACCATCCACTTTGGACTTTGTGAGTGCCACAGGATACTTTGAGTCTCTCATCGCCAATCCCGCATAGCCTATGCCAAGTATACCGGTTAGGAAAGCCCACGGGAGAATGGAATCGTTCATATGGCTTTTCCTTACTTTAGGCGATACAAAATTGAGCTCGATGTGCTGACGCCTGTGCTTTCCAACAATGGGTGTTGAGTATATGGTACTGTATGCGGAAACGCCGGATGCGCTGGTGGCGAAGGTGTCGGCGGTTCTTGGGCAGAACTGGCAACCTTGTGGCGGTGTAGCGGTGGCAACTGTTGTAACGTCGGTTGATGCCAATGGGCGGTATACAAACGCGATTTCGTTCTACCAAGCAATGGTACGCGAAGGTGGTCCGCCTATTGTTATTCATACGTCGGTGCTATATACGTAATTTGAAATAGATGAACTTTGTTCAACTTTTTCAAAAAAAGGAGTTAAGGGGGGGGAAGAGGGTGAGAAAATTAGAACCATAAAATTTTAAAATTTTATAATTTTCCTACGCAATCTCTAGTACTCTACGATTTACGTCGGGCTCAATAGTACTATTCAACCATGGGCTCACTGATACCTGCGGGTTCGGCGGCTCCGATCGTAGATCCCATGACGCGTTACGCAGCGACTGTCCGACCGTGTTGACACCGATGAGCGCACCGGCGTTGAGGAAGTTCTTGCCGGCAATATCACCTGCACCCATCGGGTTCACCTGCGCCCACTTCGAGTTGGGGTCGTTGGGCAGGAGCTCCTGAGGCTGGAGCTGGTTCTTGGGGTAGCAGTTAGACGGCGTTGACGCCGCGGCGAACGGCATAGGGGACGGGGTGTCCTCGAAGCCCTCGTTGTTATTGTTATTGTTCTTAGGGGTGTCGGGGCTTACCGTTGTGCCTAGCGGCGTAGCATTCTGGTGCGCATTCATAATACGGGCAAGGTCAACCGGTCCAGGGTTAGGGAAAGCATTTGCGGGGGTACCCGTCATCGACTGGGGACCAGTGGTATCAACAACGGCACCAGAGTTCTGGAAGCCCTCACGGTGGTGTTTACGCTTTAGGAGTCCGCCAAGGGTGGGATCCAATACAAATAACAGACCTAGGGCAACTAAAACGGCTAGACCGACAAGGAGCGGTGTTCGCGAAGACATTTTCTCTAATTCCCTTGTTTGTATTTTTTTTACGCCTCGCTGTTTGTCGATTCGTCATCATCGGTCACCCAATCGCTAAATTGGGACTCATCATCGGACACTTCATATTTTCCAAAAAAGTTTGACATTGCCATTAAAGCTTTCTGTCTCGCTTCGTCGGCAGTCCGGAAGAGGACCTTTACTTGTTCTTTCGCGTCTGCCTTCTCTTTTGCTATTAATGCCGGGCTACGTAGGGTTACGGGGTTGGCGTCGGTGGTGGTCGCCTCAAGATCATTTACCTCCTCAATCTCCTTTACCGGAATAGCCGGAGTCTGCCAATCAAAGTCAATCACTGTGCTCTGCGTATCATTTTCCACAAACTTCAC